ATTCAAGACTCTGCGCCACCAAACCGGGGCCAGTCTCAAACTTGTATCGCCGCTTTTGCATAAACACAATCACAGATAACAAGTACATGCGCACCAACAAAGTGTGTGCCATACCAGCAGCAGTAAACACACGCGTCTTGCCTGCTAACGCCTTCTCAGGCGTGACAGGTTCGTCCTTCAGATGACCACAAAAAATGGGATGCACACGCTCTCCACGGTGATACGTGGTGATCATGTCGGAAATAGTGTCCTTGATCTCATCGACAACATCCATATCGGTAGTTGTCAATTCATTCACAAAGAACATAAAATGTGTCTTAGAGCGCTTATAAGGCGCTCCAGCACTCGACTTCCGATTAATCTTGTCGCAATACATCAGCCCATCACAACCATTGATTGCTGTGGCCAAATCATACACAAAAACGCTCGAGTAATCTGACACTTGCGTCTCACGAATAAACATGGACGTAGCTTCGTTGATGATGTCATTATTTAATTTCATCACCGGACGAGTCATGTCCTGCAAAGCAAGAAGCCAGGGCTGACGCCCCATATCCGGAGCCACACGAGTTTGATGGAAACTATACCGCTCCATAAAAGGAGCAATAAACGTAGGTCCAACACGAGTACGCGATCTCTGACGAAATTCGCCAGCGAAAGAACCAATAACATCGGCTGTCCCGCGCACTCGGTGCACAATACTCTGGGGGCTCAAATCAGTGAGCACCCGCTCAGCAGAAGGAGCCGAAATATTGATCACGCCCTTGCTTACAAACAAAGGCTGCAGAATATTACAGGCTGCAACCACCGTGTCTGCATCAATTTTCAATGCAGCAGCACGGCTTCCTCGCCCTAATGTGTGGATACCTAAAATGACCCACCCACTAGAAATCCTCGCAATAAGAGGAGAACCACATTCACCAACTTCCGTCGGGGTATCAACCGTTCCTGTCCACATTGGGGCTTCAATAGTAGCACCATGGGACAGGAATGAATGTGTCTCAACTTTCGCGTTGATAAACGTAGTTGTAGAGACATCACCACCAAGATCACGATGAATGTACTTGCCATCGATGTGTCCCACAAGGGATGCCGATGGCATAAACTTCGTAAAATCATAACCAGGGGGGCGAATAGGCAAAAACACAAATGCCAAATCCCGCTCAGGGAGTCGGTGGATCATGCTCTCAACAATCAAGGTCTGTTGTGACCAAGTGTTCATCGTACCAGATGAACGATGGGCTATGGACAGCTCAAACGGTCCCTCCTCAGGGATACCATGATTGTTAAGCAT